ATTCCAGACCGGGCTTTTGGTGAAGATGCCGAATCGCCGCTTGATACTGTACCGGTTCCGAGAACTGCTGTTATACCGAGACTCGCTGAAACTTTGGGCTTTTCAGAAGAAAGGTTACAATCTGTCGTTATCACACAGAATGATCCATTACCAATGACCATTCTATCCATTGAAACGATTGTTACGGGGTAATTATGGGCCAATTTGCAATACCGCTATTGATTGCTTCCGCGAGTGTCACTGCTCTTGCTGGCGTCCGGCAGGGGCAAGCTCTTGAGGCCCAGGGCAAGCAGAGACAGTCTGAATTAAACCGGCAGGCTGAAATTGAGAAGATAGCGGCGAAGGATCGTTCTATCGAGCGTCGACGTCGATTAAATACGGTATTAGCTGGCCAGATTGCGAGAACAGGCGCTTCTGGTATTCAATTCGAAGGCTCGCCCCAGGCAGTAGCGAGAAGCGACATTGAACAGTTTGAACTTGAAAAAGCCGGAGCTCGGTTCTCTGATCTCGAAAGAATCAGCCAACTTCGAAGGGCAGGAACTTCTGCCAGGCAAACAGGTAAAGAAGGCAGGCGAGCCACTTTGTTAAGTACCGGGGCTCAGGTTTTGGGTCAGGCCGGGCAGATCGCGACCCGACTCCCGCCGAAAAAGAAACCTGAGAAGATATAATGGCAAGATTTGAGCGTAGATCCTTTGTCACGCCACAGGTCGCGCAAACCAGCGATTTAACTTCACTCGCTCAGAGATTAGGGCAGACCCGACAACTTGCAGGGCAGGCTTTTAGCACTATTGCGCCAATTGCCGGAGAACGCGCCCGGAGATTAGGTGCTGGACAGGCTGTACAGGAATTTGATGAAGAGGGTAGGCCCATTGCCCCGGAGCTCAGATCGACTTTCACGGCGGCTGGTAGGGGGTTTAATCAGGCTGCAATCAAAGGTTATCAGGGCGCTATCACTAATGATATTGTTGAAACGGTTTCTCGCATTGAAAATGAAAGTGCTACAGAAGACGAATTCAATACAAAAATAGTTGAAGTCAAATCAGGGTTGTTCACTGACATCCCGCCTGAATTTCAATCTGGGTTTGCCGCATTATTTGATGATATGACCCTAAAAGCTCGCCTGAGATTGAACAAAGGAGACATTGCCCTTCAGAGATCAGAGGACCGAGAAAATACATTAGCCGGTGTCGAGTCTTTACAATCTGAATTATTAAAAGATGTCCGCGGTGGTGATGAAATAGGCGCATTGACTAAATTGCAAGCAATGGAGGATTTATTAGATGGCTCAGAATTGCCAGAATCAGAAGCAACTGAGATGTTTAATAATGCTCGCAAAGCTGCGCTTGCTGAGAATGAAACGGCTGATGTAATTAATTTTATGAAAGATGGGCAATTATTCAAATCTGCTCAGGAACTGGAAAGGCTGAGATTATTGAAAACGCCGCCTGGTGATCTTTCTCAGGAAGAATGGGAGAAACATCTTGATAGTGTTGTGGCGGAAGCCTCAGACATAACCAAAGCACGCAAAGAAGTTAGAGATGTTCAGGCGGCAGCGGTGGAGGTTGAAAGAGCCGGTCTGTTGTCTGACATTATTACTGTAGCCAAAGCCGGGGAAGGATCCAGGCAGTTATTTGAAAAGGCTTTTGAAAATGGAATTATCCCATCGACAGCAAAATTTGTTGATATAGATCAAATAAATACAAAAGCTCTGCAAGAAAAACTGAAATTACAGCAGGATTTCGATGCTGTTGTGAATCGAATCAATGGTGATGATTCCCAGGTTTTAGAACCAAAAGTAGTGAATGATTACTATGATCAGAATATCGCAGGGCTAGATGATGCGGCAAAAGCACTGTTTGTCGGACGGGTTAAGATGGTGCCAAAGGGCATTATTCAAGAGGTTGATAGTAAATTATTGAGTGGTGATCGTGGCCTTGCTGTTGAAGCCTCGAAATTGATTGATAATATTGATCAAACCCCAGGGATGGAAGATCCGTTCACGCCACAAACCCGGTCTTTTGCTTCTCAGATCGTGAAATTGAGCGCTAATCTTGTACCGGAAGAAGCGGTAAAACTTGCTGCCCAATTGACGGATCCACGCAGCCGAAATAGAATTGAATCAAGGCAAACCGAATTTGAAGAATTGCAGAAGGGCTTTAATGGTAAAGAATTCGAGGTTCAGAATATTGTCGAGACCGGGTTATTCAATTTCAATGTCCCGCCATCTGAATTAGATAAGGGTAATATGGAGGCTGAATTCGTTGATTTGGTGGAATCTCATTTCCTGGCAGGCATGGATATCGATGCTGCAGAAGAAAAAGCCGGTGAATTGGTTCGCCGGAACTGGAAAGAACAGACCTTCATGGGGAAAACCTCAGCTTTCAAGTATCCACTGATCGATTATTACGCGGTTGAAGGGTCTGTCGAGTACCTGGAAGGGCAGTTAGCCAAGGACGTTAGTACATTGTTTTTTGCTGAACCGCCATCGACTGATGAAATATTCCTGTTATCTGATAAACGGACGGCTGACGAGGCTGCTTTTGGGATCCCTACGTATTTGATCTATGTGCAACAAGACGGCCTTTTTACCAGCACAGGGCAAAGGTTCGCTCCTGATCTTGTGGCCGGTCAATTGGCAAGGGATAAACGTCTAGCCAAAGAACGACAGGAATCGGCTGAGGCAGCGGCTAAATTACAAACAGCCGCGGAAAGACAGCGAGCGGCAGGATTGAGCAAATTAAGTGAATTAGGATTTGAGGCTCAATAATGCTAGTTCCTGATCAGCGCATATTTACAGAAGTTGGTCGATCGATAGGCGCTGACCTGGTTGTCAGTGAGCCGCAAAGCCCAGAAGCCACGGAAATTGTAAAGGCGGCATTTCAGACCGAGAACTCCCTGGCTTCTGCCATTGTCAAAGAATGGGGATTGCCTGATGGGTACGTGACGAATGAAGAATTCAACCCATTCGAACTGATGACGGATGCTGAGAAAGACAACCCTATATTTTCAAGTCATGCGCTATTAACTGACTCACCAGAAGAATTAAATTCACTGCGCAAACAGAACGACCTGGAAACAGAGAACCGGCAGATATTACAGGATGCAGGCGCGCTTGGTGTTCTGGCTATATTTGGTGCTGCATTAACTGATCCGGTTAATTTGATTCCTGTCGGTGGTGTTGCTTATCGAACCTATAAAACAGGCGGTTCATTGTTGGCTGGTGCCGTGGCTACTGGTTCGGTTGCTGCGGGAGTGGCCGCGGCCAATGAAGCATCCTTACACGCAACACAGATCCAGAGAACTTTCGGGGAATCGGCGATTAATATGAGTGCGGCTTTATTGCTTGGCGGTGCTCTTGGTGCAGGATCCCGACATTTAGCCAATAGAAAATTGCTCGCTGAAATTGAAGAGGTGAGTAACGTTGAGCCGAAAATCGCCGTAGGGCAGGACTCAGTAGGGGCCATGAGTGCTATCCGTGATGTGCAGATAACGGGTAAGGTTTCCAGGGGACTCGCTAAAATCTTAGGATGGGACCCACTGACCCGGACACTGACCAGTAAAAATCCGTTCACTCGAAGATTATCTGCGAAATTAGCAGAAAGTCCCTATTTACTCGACGGTGAAAATCTAACGGCTGTCCAGTCTGTTGTTAAGGTCAGGATCTCAGAATCTTATAATGTTGCTTACACACAGCACCTTGACAGTTTCAAAGAGTTCAGGAAGGCGGGCGGTAAATTAAAACGAAGTGAATTCAATGAACTTGTCTCGAGAGAACAGCGCGACCCAGGATCTGTTGACAATCCGCATGTGAAAAAGTCAGCTGCAGCATGGGAAAAAAATACCTATGCACCATTACGAAAAGAAGCGATCGAAGCAAAATTATTGCCAGAAGACGTGAAGGTTGAAAATGCAACACAATATCTCAACAGGCAATGGATTCCTGAAAAAATAGCAGCGAAACTTCCCGCATTTTTACAGAAAACAGAGCAATGGCTAAAGGCTAATAATATTGATGAGACTGTTGATATTCCCGATCTAGCCTTGCAGATATCACGAAGAATGATGACTGTCAGAGATGGAATGTTACCTTATGACTATGACATTATGACAGAGATTTTAAGGCCAGCTAGAGGGGCAAAAGCTGGGTTGTCAAAGTCATTTAAGCCGCTGACTTTTCAGGTAGATTCAAAAGACTTCGAGGAATTCATAGAAAACAATATCGAAGTTCTGGCCCGGAATTATGTCAGGCGCACTGTCCCGGATATTGAATTTACCAAAGCATTTGACGGTGACCGGGCAATGACATCGGAGCTCGGCGATATGCAGAACTGGTATACAAAAGAGATCAAAGCAGCTAAAACTGAAAAAGAACGATTGAAACTGCAAAAACAGGCTTCAAAGGATAAACGTGATCTGGAAGCAATGAACGAACGGATTCGGGGCATCTACCAGGGCGGCTCTAATATTGTAGATCCAGAATCTATTTTCGGTCGAATGATGAAAGTTAGCCGGGATCTGAACTATTTGCGCTTTATGGGTGGAGTGGTCCCAGCTTCTCTGTCGGATGTGGCTCGTATCACGATGTCTGAGGGTCTTGGCAGGGTTTTCGCTAAAGGTCTAGTACCAATGATCCGGAACCTTAAAACCTTCAAGATAGCCGCTAAGGAGGCTCGTGCTTGGGGTATTGGTGAGGATATGATCTCAGGTAATCGAGCGGATATCCTTGCCGACATATCAGATTATTCTCGAGGGCTGACTGTCGGCGAACGGGTTGTTCATTCTGCCGCCCAGGGATTCAGTAAAATAAATCTGATTAATCAGTGGACCGCTGCGATGAAGAACCTGCAGACTGTTGTCATGCAGAACGAGATTGTGCCGAATATGGTCAAGGGCAAGACTGATAAACGGCTGGTTCGATTGGGCATATCTGATGCAAATCAAATCAATATTGGCCGGGAATTAGGCAAGCATGGCAAAGAGGTTGATGGTATCTGGCTGGCTAATGTCGGTAATTGGGATAATCCAGAGTTAGGCATGATGTATAAAACCGCCATGCGCAAAGAATCCGATCGGGTGATTGTGATACCAGGTGAAGAAAAGCCGCTGTTTATGTCCACAGAGATGGGCAAAACGATATTCCAGTTCAGATCTTTTATGATGGCTGCGACCCAAAGGGTATTGATTTCCAGTATTCAAGGGCAGGATGCGAACATGCTGCAGGGAATGATGGCAATGATGACCATGGGAATGGCAACCTATGCTTTCAAGCAGTGGGATGCTAACCGACCTTTATCAGATGATCCGGCTGTGTGGATAGCGGAAGGAATCGACAGAAGCGGCATGACCGGCTCGATCATGGAGATTAACAACACGGTTGAGAAAATATCCCGGAATACTCTCGGATTGAGACCGCTATTGAATATTGACACCCCGGCCAGTCGATTCGCTTCCCGGGATTCAACAGAGGCATTTTTTGGGCCCACTTTCGGATCATTATTGTCTACTGTGACAAAGGTCGCTGGCGCCGCTTCATCAACAGAATGGAAGGATTCAGATACCAGGGCTTTGCGTAGATTGTTGCCTTATCAGAATTTGGCGATTATTCGGCAGGGAATTGATAAAATGGAAGCCTCTGTCAATGAAGTTGTGAACTAATGGCTGATTCTCTACAAGTTTTAAGGGATATTTCATCTGAGAATGTTAGAGAAGGGAGAACAATTTCTAACCCGGATGGAAGCACTTCGAGTATCCGCAGCGGCTCGGTTAGAGATGAAAGATTGAATAAGGGCAGGCCAACATTGATCCCCTTTGTTGGCAACAAAAGGATCATGTCTCAAGATGAAGCGATTCAGAGTGCTATTGATTCCGGGCTTAAATTCCCTTCATTCGATACTGATGAAGCGGCAACAGCGGCATCAGTTAAATTATCAAATTCATTGGGCATGGCAGGCGAACTTAAAAGATTAGGAATTAACCCGGCCCCGCATCCTTCATTACAGGGAACGGGCTTTACCAGGGCAGAGTTTGAAGCATTCAGGGTGCTGGCTGATCCAATGGAACTGGTGAATAAGACCATGGAGACAGAGACATATCAGCTGTTTAATGACAATGAAAAGCGGTTATCTATACAGCTGATCGTTGATCAATTTCAGGCTGATGCAGAGTCTCAGGTCTTTGATACAAAGAATGATGGGTTTCGAAGTTTCCGGGAAAGAGCTCGGAAGGTTCGAACAATAGGAGAAAATTAATGGTCCAGCAAGTCATCGACCAGGTTCCACGAATACAATTCACTGCAACAGCGGGGCAGACAATCTTCCCCTATGGTTTTCTGATCCTGGTGAAGACAGATATCACTGTTGAGCAGAATGGTACGCCACTGGTTGTCGATGTTGGTTTTACTGTAAGCGGTGTTGGTGTGATTACAGGCGGCAATGTAACGCTAACATCCGGGGCGACAGTCGGTGACATTATTACTGTTTATCGATCTCAAGGTTTTGATAGACAAGTTGATTTCCAGGAATCCGGAGATTTTCTTTCTGCCACAGTGAATGGTGACATGAACCGCACGATCCTTATGTTGCAGCAAAACCGGGAAGAGTTAGCGAGATCATTGCAATACCCAATTGATGATATTGTCGGGACTAATTTATTACCGGTGAAAGCCGACAGGTTAAATAAATTTCTGGGGTTTGATGTTAACGGCAATCCAACGGCCTTAGACAATCTGATCAATACCACGTCGGCAGATACAGTTTCCTCCATTGCCTTACTTAAAGCCCTATCTGCATCAGATGGCGATTCTGTTCTGGTCACTGGCTACTATGTTGATTCTGATGGTGGTGGTGGTCATTATCAATTTGACTCATCAAGTGCTGTCGCTGATAACGGCGGGACAATTATAGCGCCCAATGTCGGTTCTGGTAGATGGATTCTTAATGTTCCTGGCTCGTTAAGTCCTCTGCAATTTGGCGCTGTAGGGGATAACGTCACTGATGATAGCGGCGCATTCCAAGCGATGTATGATTATCTTGATGATAACGATCTGGCCATTCCGATATTTGTTCCACCACGAATTTATTACCATTTGACCTCTGTTGATCTGCCTCAAAACCTCACTGTTCGGCATTATGCAATCTCTGGTTATGGCGCAACAATAAGGACTGACCAGGCTATTGATATGTGGAAGAGAATTCCCGCTGATCAGACAGCGGCTCTACTTGTTATCAGTAAATCAGCGCCGGTTGTCCTGGGGATTACCTTTATAGGCGATAGCACCACTGATCAGAATGGTTTAAATATTGGCGCAACATACACGGCTGCGGTTGTCGATTGTTCTTTTGTCACATTAGACAGGGGGCTCATTTATACATTTTGTCTTCATGGTCAAATTGTCCGAGCGCGGTTTACAAACTGTGTTTTCCGCCCATTGATTATCAGAAGTGCTGGTGATGACGGTGAAGGTGGCGGGGCTGTTTGGACAGGGGCTACCATTGCGGCCTCAGCGTCTAATGCAGCAAGAGTGACCGGAACTAGAGTTTTCGGCGCCGCTGGCCATGATGCCAGTTACAATATTTTTGGCTCTGACATGGTGATCCTGGACAACTGCATCAGTGAAGGTGACCATGATAATTTCGATTTGCAGTATGATTTCCAAAGCAATAGCAGCGTTAATAATTTCGTTATTCGGAATTTCTGGTGCGAGGCTCCCGGGGCAGTTCTTAATTTCAAAATCGCAGGGAAGGGAGGGGTTCTTATTGATGGGGCCCAAAGGATATTCCCGGCAGCTTTTTTGGATGCTTCTGGTTCTTCTTCCGCTGTTGTATTCAGGATTAAAAATACTTCCTTCTGGAGCAATATGCCCACTGGCGCTGATCCCAATAATCCTAATGCGCGCTGGTTTTATCATACTAATGGCGGTGGTTATAACGGTGTTGAATCTGGCACATCAACGGGAACAGCTTTCGAGTTTGAATTGGGTGAGATACTTAACTCAACAGAATTTCTTGATGCTAATAACTGGGAAGACGCCACATTACCTCTTGTCATGTCGGTTAAAGGCTTTAGAGGTGCAAATGGTGGTGCCTTTTGGGAAGCCATAGGGCAGATGAATATTGAAGCGCCGACCGTTGCTATAGAATCACAATCTGCCAATGTATTTATAACGGCAGCAACGAAGGTAACACTTAAATCCAACAATGGCGACGTTGAGATAGATCCGAGTAGCTCCACTTTTGGTGCAAAAATTACTGGCAGAATTAAAGCCAATGATGCGATTACAGGGTTTACAACTTTGGGCTCTGTTGCAGGTAAAATTGCAATATATAATACCTCTGGAACCTTGATCGGATTCGCCCCATTGTATGACGCTATTACTACTTAAATGAGAGATTGAAAATGGAAGCATTCAAGATAGAACATGATCCGAGCCAGCCTAACCCTTACCTTGTTTATAGGAAACAGGATGAAAACTGGACTCATTTAGGCGGTAGCCCATCGAGACAAGTGGCAGAGAAATTCATTACTGATTATGTTGCCAGAGAAGAAATTGCATACTTTGATGCAAGTGGTCAGCTGCTTCCATCCTGAATAGCCCAATAAACCGCCAGGGATGCTGCAACATCGATCATCGCATCGTGAGCACCGGTAAGATCCTGGCCAGTGAAATGTTTGTAAGCCTCTGACAGACTGGCTGACTTGTAATGAAACCGTTTAGCGGCCTTCATTTTGGCTGTAGGAGGGCATTTAACAATCGGCGTTGATAGGCGCATGGTGCAGATGTTCTTATTCTGAACCTTCCAGGCTTGCTGAACCTGCTCTGTTGAATATCTGAAAGTGGCTATCCGGATGATTCGGGCGTCGAAATTCTCATTGTGTCCGAGCCTGGTGGAAGACATTCGCCATAATTCGAAAAACTCTTCCAGCGCTTCTTTCTCCGGGATCCCTTCATCCATAGCCTGTTCTTCTGTGATGCCGTGAACCGCTACCGCTTCTGGGTGAAATGACCAGCCATCTGGTTTTACAATTCGATTCATCGATTGAGTTTCTTCCCTGGTTTCTTCGTCGATCACCAGGGCGGCCAGTTGCACAATATGCGGCTGGTGTTTTGCAGATGACGGTTTTGGAAAGTCGACCATCCCGCTCGTCTCCGTGTCATACGCTAATATCATTTTGAATTCTCCGTTGTTATTCGGTCCAGCTCTGCGATGTGAGTAGTTAAAATCTGTTCTAGTCGATCAACATGATAACCAAAATTCTCAGCTGCTCTATTCATAGTATCAGCGGCACCAGATATGTTATGCCCGGCGCGAACAACATCTTCTGACCCAAGTAAAGTTACGTAATCACCCATTTCATTCTCCTTATGACCTGACAGAAAAGCTGGTCTTTGATTCTGCCTTGGCGCCGGGGAAGTCGAATTCTTCTTTCATCATTACAGCCAGGCGATTGAGATTAGACTGATTGATATCCAGACATTGAAGCAAGGCCGGGTTAGTGGCTGCAGCGATTACAAAATCTTTCTTATTTGTAACCTCAGCGGTCCAGACTTCCCGACCTGATACACCTTCTGTTTTTGGTGCATCCGGTATGTGTGCGGCTTGCGTGCTCAATGCCTGAGATTCCAACTCCTCGGCTTTTTCGTCGTGACCTTTGTCGGCGGCTTTCTGTGCGCGTTCCATCAATTTGGCTTGTTTCTTCCGCGCCTTCTCTGCCTCGATCGCTTCTTTTTCTCTGATAATGCGGTGCTGTTCTTGCTGATAGATGCCCATCAGGTTCTTTAACTGACTCTCGATCTTCGTGCACTCTTCCAGAAATGGCTTGTATTCTGCAATGACCCGGGTCTTTTCAGCGTTCAGCGGTTTGGTGATTTCTTCCTTTGCCGCGGTGACCAGTTTTACCTGTCCTTTTAATGAGACAAGTTGCTCACCGGCATAGTCAAAATCAACCTGAGAATCAACAGAAAACTCATCCAGGTTGCTGTAGGAATCGATCAGCAATGCCATTTTCTGCTGAATGTCGGCGTTCATGGTGGTGTCAAGTTCAAACATTTTTCGCTCTCCAATTGTGAATATTTAAGCAGCTGGTGAATACTGAGAAATCAGTCACACCCTTGAGTCTTTCAATTCGGTAGGTTCCATCTGATTTAAGCTGCACAGCCCATCGCTGTTTTGCTTTCATGTGAGGGTTATTTTTATTCCACATTTCCTGGTAAGCGGCTGTCTGCGGCCCGACTGCTGGCATTAATGTGAAAGTGGTCTTAATGTCCAGGATAACTCGTTTACCTTTTGACATTCCCACTCGATCGACAGCCCCGGCATACTTAAAGACCGGATGATACAACCTGGTTTCGATGATCTCTGCCTCGAATCCTGTGTCCTCGAGAAACATAATCCAGGCGTCCAGGTAAGGCTCATACTCTGGTTCGTAGTCTTCGAGAGTACCGTAGTCGTGGAGCTCGCACATCTTATGCACGTTAGTACCCCGGTCGGCTGCCATGGCCAGGCGGAAGTCAGGGACCATGGAATAATCAATCAGTGGTTCCAAAACTTGTGTTACGCTCGGAACCACAAGCCCATCATATTGGTAAACGTGGCCTTCCTCTTGAAAGGTCAGGCTCATTTTTGCCCCTCATGGATGTTGCCTATGACTTCGTGTACCCAAGAGATACGAGGTACTGTGAACATGTTAATATCCCACTTGATCTGCTGGATTTCGCCGTTCTCTAAGCGCAATATATCCCCATCATATATCTTCACACCATTCTTGTCGGATAGGCCGGTGTATTGAACCATCGTATCAATCGGCAAAGATAACCATGACCCATAGTCTGTGGTTACAGCACATTCCTTGTTAACAAAGTCTATTGTCCCAACAGGCCACCACCGTTTAAATTCCTTGCTCCACGCTCTGAACTTTATCTCTCTCATTTTTGCAGCCATTCAAGAACTTCATTTACCTGGTCCATGGTCAGATCCTCTATACTGTCAACAGAATAGGCTTCTTTGAGGTTTTCGATATCCTTACCAGATTGATCCAGTTTGACGCCGATTAAACTCACTTGACCAGGTGTCGCTTTCTTGCCTGACCCAGTTTTGCCTGCGATAGTTTGTCTTCTGGCAGGCTCTCCCCGGGGAATTAGGTTACCGTCATCGTCTAAATCCTGAGTGAACATATCTGATGCACCAGTGACAGTTAGCGTCAGATCGATCTGAGCGCGTTTCTTGGCCATTTTGAGCACAGTATTGGCTAGGTCAGCGGGCTCCGTCCTTACCTGCTGTACACGCGTCACGACGCCCTGGTAATCACGTTTGAATTTGGTTCTACGGCGAGTTTCTTCAGTATCGATGAATTCTTCCTCACAAACAGCGGCGCGCCACTTGTATTTTTCCTCGTCGGTAGAGCATTCGCCCACTCCCACACCTAATGTAATATTAGAATGTTGGTGTACTCCCTTGGCTTTGACCTGGTATCTCACAGAATCATCTGTGCTGAGATCAATGATCTCTGGGATGACCGCGATATTGAATGTGCTGAGTAGCTTCTCGGCACCCGCTTTGTACAGTGTTGGTTTAGCAGTACCAGGGATGATTCCGTAATGAACATCTTTTTGCATAACCTCGGCGACAACTTGCTGCAATAGTTTTGCCTGTACTGCTATCTGTTTCGCTGTTCTGCGTTCTCTTGGTGGCCGGGCTTGTCTATGATGAACAACCCCAGGACTGAATGATCGAACTTCTTTATTCTCTGATTCGTCCTGATCAATAATTGCTGGTTTATCTTCCACATTCTTTCTCCAATTTATTCAGTAGTGCTTGCCAGGTGTAGCGGTGCCTATGGTAGAGGTAGATCATGGCCATGAGGATCTCTCAAGAGTTCCCATAACTTTGTCACCGTGTTCGGTTTCTGCATCAAGCTCAAGTTCATCAAGAAGCCTTGTTTTAAATGCTTGGTACAAAGTTTCGATAAATGGCCCGGGCCCATCCATGCCCTTGTGGTTAGTACACATTGGAGATACTTCGCTGTATGTATGGAAAAAATCTACCGCTTCATCCGAAGTCAAATCAGGCAACTCTCCGTTGTAGTAATCGTTCACGACATATCCTTATCATTCTCAATACGCTCAAGAACCGTGTCCGATAACTCAGTGATGATTTTGTTAATCGCCTGTAGCGCGTGAAGATCATCAGAGGTCAGGTAGTGTTTGTTCAGGTGAATGTAATCCGCTGCTTGCTCAAGATCATAAGCATGAGATTCGACTGCTCCGTGCTTTCTGTTCTCTGCGGTAAGGTCAGCGAATACCTTTTTTGCTAATTCGCTATGCTGATTTGTGCTTTTAATGCTATGGATTTCCATTTCTCTCTCCGGTTGATTAACCTATCCTTTCGCCACCAAACCCGCAGTTAAGCGGGATGTTGGGGGTGAGTTGTGGTAGAATGGTTAAGGGCGATTCCCTCTATAATCTTGTGTGGTGGTTATAGTACAAAGGTGTTGTAAACAATGCTGATTCAATAGCTTCGATTAACCATGCTTCTGTTGAGCCTTCCATAATCCAGTCATCAAAAGAATCGCGCAGTGAATAATCATTGTTGAATCTGCTGTGATACTCGGCACCTTGCTGAACCTCTAATATGCAAGCGGCTATCTTCTTATCTCTACTATCCATCTTCATTCCCTCTCTAAGCTATCTGTATGGTTAGAAGAATCGTGAACGGTTGACTTGGGTTTCTATCTCGCCAAGCAGTTCACAAATTTTCACGTTTAAACCGTTTCTTTGAGACACAAAAGGTATGTCTTTGCCGATATCGGTTTCTGCTTCTGGGCTAATTGCATTCGGCTCTGATCCAAAAATTGCGTCAGCATGGCCACGCAAAGAATTGCGAAGAGTTGTTAAGTGGACAACATGCCCTCTCATGTCTGACAAAATAATTTGGCCCTCGCGCTGTGATTCGTCTTGAATTGCTCCTATTTCCATCTTCACTCTCCTGATTAAGCTATCTGTCCTATAGCGATTAACTTGATAAAGACACTTTACACTATTTCCAAAGAAAGTAAACAAAAAGTTTTACATTTCGGATTCATTGGCCTATGATGCGTTTATAGATAATAAATAAGGTATTGTGCATGCAGCTCAAGATGGAACACTATGTTGCGATAAGCGGCATGAAAGAAGCGACAATAGCACAGCAGATCGGGGTTTCTCGCCAGGTCATAAAGAATTGGCTACGTCGAAACACACCAGCATTCGTCACATTTAACCCAGACCGGATCCAGGTTATCGATAAGGTGACTATTGAGAAAGTGGTCTATCAGAGGGAGGCAGATGATTAAGCGATTAGCAAGGTGGATATTGAGACGCGAGATTCAACAAGATGAAAAGTTTGTCAATCGGTTGCGAGGGTATTGTGTTGAATATGGGTGTTCAGCGAGGCTTGAAGCAGACCCTAATGGTGCAGATCAAACGTATGAGTTTCAACGGGCATTCGATGTGTTTGGTGGTGTTGAACTGGCCGCTGGAACATTCCGCACTAACAGCGTTATTCGCCTGCCAAATAAAAACCCTGTTGACGATGATGACCAACAGGGCTAGTATTTTCACATCGGCTGGTATTGGATTACCAGTTGAAAGTAATATTAGGAATGTTTTACGGTTCAACCTGCCAGACGGCAATTATAACAAACCTCCTTACTTTCAACAAGATTTCATCAGCCGCTGCAAAGTGGCGCTTAATTGTGCGTCCAGAGTTTATGAATTACCTGCTGGTCGTTTGGACCGTATGCCAAAAGGACCGGGGTTGCAAAGGGAGGTACCAAATTACTGGGCCTCCCTGCGCTATAAACCATTGCATATAGCAATAGACCTTTATAGGAGAATGATATGGCACAGGAACCAGTATTAGCGACAGGCGTTAGATTAGCCACGTTAGGTGACAGAATTCTTGTTGAAGTGGAGATTTCTGGAGTCTGGGTTGAGGTGATCAACGAATACTACGATGGCAATTTAAGCATTAGCCACATCGTTGAACCTCTCGGAATGACCAAGGCTTTCAAATCCCAAACTGAAAATATCTCAATCCATTAAAGGCCGAAACCATGACAACAACTTTGAGACCGAGGATAAAGCGATTTTAACTTAGCAATGAAAAGTCCATTCGACATACCGGAATTAACGCAGGATCAAAAAGATGCATGGCCTTTATGGGTATGCCAGTTGTGCGGGGAATTTATGCACTTCTACAAGGCTTTTTGGGTTGGCAATAATACGACTTGTGAAGAATGCTTTTTAAAAGACAAACGATTGTACTAGACGTGTACAGGCTGGGAGCGGCAACTCCTTAATAAATGTTTCGCATATTTTTGGAATGGTGGAGACAGTTTTATATATAGGCTAAGAACAGGTCTAATGAATCTATGGAGAAATGAAATGAAGACTGATAAAGAAAATTGGGTGAACTTGCTTGAAGAAATGGGAATTGAATTTTCTGATTCGGTAGATGATAGGGATGCCCATATGATATTGCGCTTACAACAGGGTGCGAACCTTGTTGGAGGTTACCTTTGGTTCTTCATCAACATTGAGTTTGATGAAAACGGTAAATTTGTGATTATTGGTGCGTGGGAATGAACCTCTACTTTATTCACACATTGGTTATAAAAAACAAGTTGTATATTGCAAAAAGGAATTGTGGGTTTTCTGAAAATGCAATCGTGATCGAGAAAATTGGCTGGAAATTGAAGGTGACGAGGTTGAAGAAATGAAACTATCGTTTGGTAACCCCATTACGAATATATGCGCAGGTGAAAAGAATCCACAAAGGCTGTGTTATTTCGTGGAGAGAGTGACTGATAGATATAAAAACAAGTTTGGTATTGAACATCGTACAAAATGGATCAAATGCACCGATAAAAAAGGCAAATTTTGGAAGACAGACTCGGAGGTAATCTACCCTGGCCATTTGGATATGGAAGAATCACACGAGCTTTTTGTCCCTATTTGGGAGAAAAGGTTTAGGAAGCCATACCCACACCATGCGGGGCAAGCGGAATGAACGAGTTACTTTTCCAGGAATTCCTTGCAAACAGAATCGAAGTTACCGGCAAAAAAAAGATCAATACCGATCGAGCCGTTAAGTCTTTAAGAAAGAAGATCCATAAATGGGAAGTGATCGGGTATAACGTCGATGCAATTCTGCAACACGCTATTGATCTTGGCTGGCGGGGTTTATTTTTACCGAAAGGAATGGAGCCGAGGCAGAAACACCTGCAGCCCCATAAGAGCGTTCAGGGCGCCATTGATGGGCTCGTAAAGCACACAGCCATACCAAAGCCTAACTATGCTCAGAAACACGCTCACGCTAACCAGGTGAGGGTTGATGCTTCTGTTGCCGCTGAACATGGTCTATCACATTTGAAGCGAATGAAGGAGATGTTGAAATGAACATCGAAGATTGGATTTTATCGGGAATTATTATTGTCATAGTTTGGTTGCTGTGGCGCGAATACAAAAAGGAATGAACAAATGAGCGTACCAGAAAAGCTGATCCAGGCTGTTCGCCAATACCGGCATAACATGGATAACAGTCCAGACGTGCACAATCCAGAAATGGGGTTTGTGAATGCTTTTGATTACGATGAAACCTGCAAGATTGTTGGGTTACTAGAAGATAAGTACAACAACCTGAAATCAGAATTCAAATCGGCACTTGACTTGCAATCAATATACTTACAAGGAAATGTGGATAAGGATCATAAAATCAAGGAACTGGAAAATCAGTTGATTCTTGAAGGCACAACAAACAGTCAGCGATGCGACAGATGCCACCTTACAAACTTTTTTAACGGCGAAGAGTTCAAGTGCTGGAATTGCGGCCTTGAGCATACAGGAGAATAAACATGAGTGAACTATACAACCCAGTCGAGGTAGCGGCAGCGATTGAGAGCATGATAAACCGTTGGCCTCACTATGTTTGGGTCATTGGTAAGGAACTCCAGACGGCGGAGAATGAAGAAGGAATTCGTTATTTCGATGATTTGGCTGACATGCTGGAAACTATGAATAATGAGTGATGTGCCGAGGAAATCTAACGGTCAATTCGCTTCTAGGTACTGCCCCAATCCACTTTGCAGTGGTGAATTGGTTTACGAACCCACATGGCCCGGTGCAAAGCCTGAATGGCATTGTCAGGGGTTGGTGGACCCGGAAGATGATAACAAACCTCTATTGGCATGTGGCTTCGAATTGAGATATGAGGAATAAGCAATGAGTGAAATATTGTTTTCAGCTAATCAATACCTTGTAGCTGCTAAACAATGCGGCGCTAACCATGAAGCTGTTGATCATATAAAAGACTTGACAAAATTTGCTCAGGAGTTGTGCTTAGAAACAATGTCGTTATGTAGCGATTGTTACGTAAGGCCGGGCGGGGCGGTTGCTTGTCATAAACATTCTGGGTTATTGGGGGATAAGAAATGAGCGAGATTCTCAAAAACATTAAAGGTTCGCGAAAACTTAAGCCGGAAGACCTCGAAGAGTACATGCGTAAAATGGAAACCGAGGTAATTCCAAGCATTGTTGAAGTCATCTACAAACGACAAGTGGCTGCTGCCAAGAGCCGACACAGAATATTGAGGAATAATCAATGAGTGAATTAACAGTTCCAAATTTAGCGGGAGATGGCTTGCGGTTATTAAAAGATGAGTTCCCATTGGTCAGCAAAAAACTGTCTTGGCAACATATTGATTTATTGACTCGCCCTTGCCGAGACAAGATTGAGCAACTGGAAGCAGAGAAAACAGAACTCAAGCACGAGGTAGACGCCCTTGAGCGGCAGATACTGGATTTCATGACAAAGGAGGCTGTGTAGTTATGAGTGATAAAGAAAAAGGCTTGTATGAGAAATACAACGTTTCCAGAGTAGACGGCAGTAGTGATATAGGCGAGAAGCATGCTGACTGCGAATATTTTGTGCTGGACCTAACACATGATCCACATGCAAGGGTAGCAATGAAGGCTTATGTAGAGTCTTGCGCTGATGATTATCCGGCATTGGCTGATGATTTAAGTGTTCTGCTGGGTAATCTGGAGGAATAAGCATGACAATGCCGGAGAGGATATTCGCAGATTTGCAGTGTTGGTACGCTGATGGGGCATGGCCTGAAGACACAACAGAATACATCCATATAGATAAATACAATGAACTGGAAGCAGAGAACTCAGCGTGGAGTAAACGCTGGTCAATGATATCCAAAGAGTTACAAGAATTTGTGGATGAGGAAATCGAGGTTGAGAGGAATAAGCAATGACAGCAACCTTCATCGTGACTAATTTGTTAACCAGTTATGTTTCCTGGTGGTGGATTATTTTGGCTATTGTTATTGATTTTGGATTGAACGAATTGCGGAAGGTTTTGTGAAAATAAAGCTTCAACTTCAGGAAGATGTGTTCTATCCGCATGATGAAGAAAGTGTGGAATACGTTAAATCTTTGCCGCAGAACAAAATCTTCGATGTGAACTTGGTTGAGTCGACCAATCTATTGCCATATAAGGCTGTTTTCTGGATCTGGATGAAAGCCATGGCTGAGTCATTTACAGCCCGCAGCAAGAAAGGTGAGGTCTTCACGGACAAGCAAATGCACGACTTGATGTGCCATCGTTTCCTGGGATATACGGAAGCGCGCCGAATCGGTCAAACGACAGTCATGCCAGTATTGCGGACCTTGACTTACCCAGAAAATCTAACCCCAGATCGATGGTACGCGCTACTCCGACAAATAGAAGAATGGATGTCAGAGCAAGGTGTGCCGGTCCCGGTGAACGAAAAGCCCAGCCAGTATTCTATCGAGAGGGAGAAAAACGGGTGAAAAAGTGGCAGAGAAAGACGCTGGATAATTCCTACGATATTTTGATCTGGTTTGTGTTATTCGCGACTTTCATTATTTGGGTGATCGGTAAATATGCAGCGTAGAGTTACCAAGAACACCCGGGGACCGACAGCGGCTGAAAAGAGATTTATGGCTTGGTGCCACGATGAGCCCTGTATCATTTGTTGGTTACAGCCTGTTATCGTCGACCACTGTGAAGGCGCAACTTGGCGCCATAATAAAGTTCTGTGCGGTATGTGGTATCTCCTGCCGTACTGTGAAAAGTGCGATTCTGTCAAGACTCGAGGCAGCCACAATCGGCATTTTAAGGAATTCGGATTCACTCAGTCATCTTTGTGGATCCGATTTATTGAGAGATATCCAGATCGGGATCAGATTCCGCTGGATGTTGTAGAGGCTATTATGTCGTGGAACCGATGAAAGAAGTAATTGGCAATGCGACTTTGTATCTTGGTGATGCCCTGGAAACATTGCAGGGGATGGATGACGAATCAGTTCATTGCTGCGTGACATCGCCGCCTTACTATGGTTTGCGTGATTACGGTGTCGACAGACAGATCGGGCTTGAAGATACGCCACAGGATTACATTACGAAGATGGTAGAGGTGTTCCACGAGGTCCGGAAGGTGCTGAGGAGCGATGGCACTGCCTGGGTGAACATGGGAGACACCTATTCTAGCGGCAGGCGAACGACGCAGACAAGAGATACTTTCAGGGATGCTGCCAGCGGCAAGCATGATTATTTGAATGGAACTGCAGTACGTGCTGGGCGGCAGGAAGGATTTAAACCAAAAGACATGATGGGTATGCCCTGGCGACTGGCGTTTGCGCTGCAGGATGATGGCTGGTATTTGCGCCAGGATATCATCTGGAATAAACCAAACCCCATGCCGGAATCTGTTCGTGATCGATGCACGAAAGCCCATGAATACATTTTCTTATTGTCAAAATCAGAGAGATATTTCTACGATTACGAATCTGTAAAAGAGCAGGCCGAGTATGCAGGGCCAAATTCACCACAATCGATCGCATCTCCATACGGTCAAGGATTTACCAGAAAAGCAAAATCAGTTGGTGGATGGGACACAGGGACGGGGAATCACTCTACTATCGAATACAACAGAGGCACGAGAAAATCTGGAAACAAAGAAAGAAAGCCAAGGCCAGATAGCCCAGAATCTCACACTGGAGGACAAGCCGGATCTGTACCATGGGAAGGCAACACCAGAAATAAGCGCAGCGTCTGGACCGTTTCTACCAGACCGTACCCAGAAGCACATTTTGCGACCTACCCACCAGAGCTCATTGTGCCATGTGTTCTCGCTGGATGTCCTGAAGGTGGCGTGGTGCTGGATCCGTTCGCAGGATCTGGAACGACAGGGGAAGTGGCATCGATTCATGGTCGCAGATCCATCTTAATTGAATTGAATCCAGAGTACCTTGAGCTAGCAAAGACCCGGGTAACGGATGCGCAGAAGCAAGGCAGGTTATTCGCATGAGACTGAGCATAAAACCCTTATCCGTTAACGATGCCTGGCAGGGTAAGCGCTACCGGACCGAGCAATATAAAGCCTATCAACAGCAGGTCAGTTACCTTTTGCGCCCAATGGAAATACCAGAAGGGCCACTGCAGATCAATCTTAAATGGGGATTCTCAAGCGCTGGATCTGATTTCGATAACCCGATAAAACCGTTTGTTGATTGCCTGCAAAAGAAATATGGATTTAACGATAACCGTATAAAAAGGGCAGTAATCGATGTTGAGAGGGTTAAAAAGGGTCAGGAATTCATAGAATTCGAGATACAGGCGCTTATAATCAATGAATAGAGGAATTGGGAAATGGCAAAAAAAGCGAAGGTGAAAACCCGGGTAAAACGCAACAAACCGACATTGATCGGCGGCGATAAGGATCCAAAGAAGCGTAAAAAAGCAGGGACCAATTTAATCGGTGGCAACCAGGATCCGAAATGATTGAGGGTGCATCATTATTTGATATCGGTATTTTCCTCGGCGTCCTGTTCGCTATGCTTCTAACCTCAATGCCGCAAAAGTTTGCTATGTCTATATGTCTGAGCGTGGCGTTATTGGGGATCCTGATCAATAGTCTGGCTCAATTGGAATATATTACTGTGCGGGCGGTCTTTCCATTGGCCGGGATTGCAGAAGTTGCTGCAGCTTTCATGTTAATTATGTATGGCAGGATTGTGTGGAATCGGCGAGACCAGGTCTTTTTTTACCTGATGGCTGGATTTCTACTGTTTTCGTCTGCTATCAATCTGATATTTATTCCAGTTTATCTGTATACTGATTACCTTACTTTTGGAATGTATCAAGCGGCATTCCATACGATAGCTGTACTTCATGTGTTAACGATGTTGGGTTATTCGGATGGGATTCGAGCACTTTTTAGAGATATTCGGGATTCTTTTTTTCGGGATCACGCTGATACTTCTCATAGCTGAGGCCAAGACAAATGGCTCAAGATGCAATAACAAAGATAAATAAATATGCGGCGACCGCTGCAATCATTGCTGCTTTTGCCTCTGGGATATTCACTTTATATGCCAGCCAAGTTATCGCTGATCATAACGATAAAGACAATGCACACCCGGCTACCATAGCTCAGATAGAACTGAACAAGGCTCAGATCCAATTACTCGACCAACGTGGACAGCTTATCCAGGAGCGCAACGATGATGCTCACGAGCGAATCGAGAAGGCTCAGGAACGGATGGAAGAAAACCAGACCGACATTCTGAAAGAGATCCGGGCCATTTCATTGAATAGGGATGATTAATGTACGCTCTCGGCGCGGCATCTAAAGAAAAGTTAGCAACCACTCACAATGATATGCAGGCAGTGGTTAACCTGGCTATTACTCTGACTGATGTGGATTTCTCTTTTGTAGAAGGCCGGCGCACTGTTCAACAACAACTTGAGAATATCGAAAATAACGTATCGTGGACAATGGACAGCAAACATCTTGAAGACGATAACGGCGATGTATTTGCTGGTGACATTTATCCTTATGTCGATGGAGAGACAAGCCATGATCAAAAACACTATGACCGCGTCGCAATAGCCATGTTTCATGCTGCTCAGAAGCTTAAAATCAATATTGAATGGGGCGGGTTTTGGTCAAAGCCTCATGTAGATTGTCCACATTGGGAGCTGGTATGAGCAACCCAATAAGCGCAGTAATGAATCTTGGTGGTAAATTTATTGATAAGTTTATCGCTGATAAAGACTTGAAAGAAACTCTGAAAGCTGACTTTGCTATGGCGGCAATGAATGGTGATTTAAAGGAGTTTGAAACGATCATCAACGCTCAAGCTGGCATCATTATGGCCGAAGCCAGCGGCACCTGGTTACAAAGTTCCTGGCGCCCTCTAACGATGATCTGGTTCAGTGTACTGCTGGGTATGTATTGGTTCGGATTTGCTCCTGAGTACCTTGTGGAGAATCCCTCGACAGTAGATCAGTTATTTGATCTGTTAAAGATCGGAATCGGCGGCTATATTGTCGGTCGATCTGGTGAAAAAATGATGAAGGAGTACAAAAAATGAAATATTTACTATTGCTGTTAATCCTTGTGGCCGTGCCTACCCAGGCCTGTTTTGTGTGGAGTAAGACCTGCCTGCCTCATGTCACGGCTGAACCCTTTCCCCAAAAAGGGTATGATTCGATTATGACATTAAGAACCGACAATCATGTGCAGGGAATTCACGTATCTGGGCCGCAAGGTCTACATACAAGCAGAAACGAAGCACAACCTGGTTATTTACATCGACCGGGTAGGTCTGATAGTCCTTAAAAAAAGGTGAGGCATGGTTAGTCGAGAATTCAAGGAAAAGCTCTGGACTGAACGATATAAGAAGTTTCCAAAGCCGGAATTCAAGAAAAAGAATCCGATTCAGGTCAGACTTAACGACTTAACGCGTGCTGTAATGTCAGAAGTGCTGGATGTCAATCCAAAGCAGGTCATCCAGGCTGTAATGGAACTGGCCAGCTACATGAAAACGATCGGCATGGGCAGAGAGGCTTATGTTGCGATCATGGAAAACCTTGAGATCATGGCGGCTGAAGCTGGTCGACCTCCAGGCGAGATTAAAAAGTACATTCGGAACAAGAACTATTATCTCGGCAAATCAAACATAATGGTGCTCTAAATGCCAAGTCATACCCAGAAAGAAAAAAAGAAATCGAAAATCCGGCTCCGTGGGATCGGCGTTAAGGTCAAACGTAAATGATGAGTGAACTAGACAAGCTAAAGCAGGACTTTATCTGTTTTGGGACTTGCGTATCAGAGATTGACAACAATGGACAGGTAACCCATGTTCCCCTTCCGTTTGTTCGATTCAAACCGTCCCAAGAGGGGACCGATTATGTGAACAAGCATGGAATATTGAAATTTCCAAAGAGTATAATTGTTGAGCCAGTGGCATGAAACACTGCCTGACTGGTGCCCTATGGATCTTAATCGCCCTGGGCCTGCCTATAAAACTCTCTGCCTTGCTGATGTTCTTTCTGATCATCGCTGCAATCGGTATTCACTGGAAAGACAACTGGAACACTAAATACGAATTTTAAGGAGTGGGTAATCCATGGCTGGATCCACAAAAGACAAACCAAAGAAGAAACCTCGCACCGCTGCTGAGTCAGGGCAAACCCGCAGAGACAAGAACCGCAGAATACGCCGAGAAGAACTCAGGCTCTATTTGAGTCGCCAGGGTCTTGTTCCCAAAGTTATTAAAATCGCTAAGAAACTTGGTGACTTGAGGACAAACATCGACCCCGCAACAGTTCATCGCCTGAAAGCCGCAGCAGAACTCAATCTTAAGCTGATTGCAAAGTACCTCGGTGATGACAAAACCCTCGAAATACTTAACGATGACGAGAATCCTCTAGTCATTAGACCTGTCAATTATGCGGAAAAGAAATGAGAGCCCAAAATGAAGCCAAGAGAAAAGAAACCAGACATCGTTTTTCGTATCATCGACAACCAAACCGGGGAAGCGGTAGGTTCCTACTCGCGAGCTTACTGTGATGAATTTGATTTTCATAGTGAGGAGGCGGCAAGACATGCCAACGTACACGGCATGTTTGAAGATCAGGAAAAATATTCCATTGCGAAATACAAAGTAACCTACGAACTTTTAGAATGAGAGGGTTGAAATGATCACCTCAGAAGGCGGTAAGTTCGTCCTGAGAGCCAAAGGAACCAGGAAGGTATTAGGTCGCCATGCTACCAGGGCTGGTGCTGAACGGCAGGAGAGAGCGATACAGGCCAGCAAGCGGCGTAAGTCACTGTTGAAATAAATTACTTAGCAGGCCCAGCCTGCCACGGCCAGCGGTCGGTGCCGTGTTCATTGAGGGGCAAAGCCCAACAAAATAACAACCGCAGGCAGAGCCGGGCTATGTTCTCGAGTTTCCACCGTCCGGTGATCTGCCATTAATTCACCATCTAACGAGCAAAAGGACCATATTATGCAAGCACCAGAAACGAAGGAATGCGGGCTAGAAGACGAAAAAGCCGGGGATATACAATCGGAGCGCCCCTTAGTTAATGATGGCTATTGTGCATTAACCGCTACACTGAATGGTATTCCTATAGAAGCAACTTTAAGTCCAGATGCCGAGGATAGAGTTTTTACTATTATAACCTGTCGGCACTGTAACCACTGGAAAGGACCGCCAGCACAGAACCCAGAAGGGAATACAAATTGTTTTAGATGTGGATCTCTTCTTTAAAGCTTTGAGATGAGCGAAATAGAGATCCAGATCCCGTATGAATGGACCCCGCGTCCGTACCAGCTGCCATTCTTCAAAGCATTTGATGGTGGTAAGAGAAGAGCGGTCTTAGTTGATCATCGACGCGCCGGTAAAGATGTCATTCTCATTCGTTACACTTCCAAAGCCATGTTTGAGCGTGTGGGTAACTATTGGCATCTATTCCCAAAACAGGTTCAGGCTCGTAAGGCAATGTGGAAAGGCATCAATCCGCATACCGGTAAGAAGATCCTGGCAGAAGTATTTCCAGAGCAGATCCGAAAGCCTAATGGTACACATCAGCAGGATATGACGATCGAGACAATCAACGGCGCCATGTATCAGCTGGCCGGATCAGATAACTATGATTCCCTGGTAGGTAGTCCACCAATCGGCGTAATCTTCTCTGAGTGGCCGCTGTGCAATCCTGCAGCATGGGACTACATACGGCCTATCCTTCGAGAGAACGGCGGTTGGGCTGCATTCGCTTACACTCCGCGAGGGCGAAACCATGGCTGGACTCTGTACAAAATGGCGAAGGATAACGAGAATTGGTATACAGAACTATTGACAATCGAAGATACCCAGAAACATGATGGATCCCGAATCATCACGCCTGAAATGATTGCGGAAGAGCGCCGGGAAGGCATGGCAGAGGACAAAATCCAGCAGGAGTATTACTGTTCCTTTGATGCGCCCATACCAGGTGCGATCTATGGTGATGAGATCACCAGGGCCCGGGAAGATGAAAGGATCTGCAATATTCCGATTGAGCCCATGCTACCGGTTAATACCTATTGGGATCTGGGCGCATCAAAGAGTGGTACGTCTGGGCGAATGGCTATCTGGTTTGTGCAGTTCGTCGGCAAAGAAATCAGGCTTATTGACTGCCATCAGGACCACGGCAAGGGTATCGAGCACTATGTTAACTATCTCAAAGAGTGGAAAGTAAAACACGGCATTATTTACGGTGATCACTACGCGCCCCATGATATCAATGTCTTTGAGATGGGACCGAGTAAAACCAGGTGGCAGACCGCCAAAGAAATGGGCTTGTTATTCCGGATTGTCCCGAGGGTTGAGGTCTTGCAGGATGGTATCGATGCAACCAGGAGGATGTTTCCCCGGTTCTGGTTTGATGAACGCCGTTGTGAGATGGGCATTAATGCGGTGTCGAGCTATCACAATGAATTTGATGATTCAAAGCAGGTGTTCATTGATCTACCGGTGCATGACTGGTGTTCAGATCTATCTGATGCACTCCGTCAGTTAGCTCAATCTCAGGCGCCCAATAAAGAAACGGGCACACCAGCGCCCCAAACTGTTAAGATTCAGACCAACATTGACCCATTCAACACGAATGGTTTCCAGCCAATCCAGGTAAAAACCAATATCCCTATATGAATGATAGAACTGACAACTCAAATATTTCAAGAGGTGGTCTAAATTCTGCGCGGCGGCGAGCGCCACAAGATGTAGGGCGGCTTGCTACAGATTTTTATCTTGAGATTCAGCGTGGCAATATCGCTGGAATGTCTATTATTCATAAGTTCGGTAGACACCCAAACGTCCCAAATGGAACCTTTGAAAAAATAGAAGTTTTGGCAAGTAATCCAGATTTTCTCTCTGTTCCAACGACAGTCAGAATCAAAGCTGGCGGTAATGCCAATGATACGGCGGCAGGAACAAAAGCCCGGTCTGTTGAAGTTACTGGTATTGATAGCAATCTGAATGAAATAAGCGAAACTATTGCGACTGCTGGTGCTTCTGCAAGTTCAGCGACGACCGCTAGTTTTTGGAGAATTCACAGAGCAAGGGTGATAGATGCGGGAACTTATGGCGTCAAAAATGAAGGCGACATAATGATCGAAGATAGTGCTGGTACGGCTGATATTATGGGCATGTTGGCAGAATCAGGGCAATCTCAACATGGAGCCTTCACTATCCCGACAGGATTCACAGGATTTTATCTCAGCTCCTTAGTAACCATTGATGCAAATAAATCAGCTGATTTCATGTTATTAACTAGGGATAATTTCAATGATACAGTGGCTCCTATGCCAGCCATTAATATCAAACAATTTTTTGATGGATTAGTCGGCCCAACCTCTTTCAAGCCCCAATCACCAGCGCTTGTGCTTGATGCTTTGACTGATATTTGGTTTGAGGCCAGGGGAGCGGGTGCGATAACAGAAGTATCCGCTGATTTCGAAATATTGTTGATTGCTGACTGATGATTGCCAGGGTCTACTTCACTGATTCAGACAGAACTTTCTGGTTAAAGTGGTTTCTGCATCACGGCTTTTCACATTGTTTTATGACGGTGATTGTCGGTGACCAGGAGATATTGATCAATCCGTCCAGCCATTACACCTACATCGGTGAGAGTGACGGTTTGTATGCCGGCCAACATCTTGACATTGAGATTGAAGAACCGGAGCGCAAAGCCCGCACGATCTGGGAAGTCAATACTTGTGTCACTCAGATAAAGAATTTCTTAGGTATTCGAAGGTATGCTATATTTACTCCGTTCCAACTCTACAGGCACCTGACTGATGGGATCATTATTTCGAAAACCAAAAGCACCAAAGGCTCCGCCACTAACAGCTCAAGAATTATCGCTCAGTAGGCGCCAGGATGACGCGCTGAGTCGTGAGATTGAGGAAGAGAACCGGCGTAAAAAGAATATTCTGCGTGATACTCTAGGTAATCGATCGCTGTTAAGCGGTATTGCTGGACAGGGCGGCGCTCCTAGTTCGTTCAGCGGCGTTTCATTTGCTGGGGCCACGACAACACAAGGCAAGGCTGCAAAAGCCACGACTAAATCAATTCTCGGTCCAAAAGCACCTACTTTCAGACCAGATGTCAGGGGCATTCGTCTGTAATGGCTGATTTACCTCAAGGGCTTACAGTCGAAAAGCTACGTATTCGCCATGACAAAGCCTTTTCTGTTCAGTCAACCTGGCAACCACTGTTATCCGATGCTTATGAATTCTTCGTGCCACAGCAGAATGTATGGCGATTCCAAAACCTTTCCCCGGGGCAGCGAAGGGACACAAGGATACTTGACAGCACCGCTGAGGACTCATTAGACGAGGCTGCAAGTCGTGTTAAATCGTTCGTCACCCCGGATTTTCTTGAATGGGCTTTGCTGACTATCGGCAATGAACACCCGCCAGAGGTCAAAGAGTCTCTGGAGATCCAGGAGTCATTGAAAGAGATCAGCACATTGATGTTCGATGAAATCAACCTGAGCAACTACTCAGTGCAGTCTGGTGAGGCTTTCAAGGACTGGCTCATTGGTACAGCTGCGATGGAGATCCGCGAGAATGTCTCGGATGGTGAGTCTATTCTGAACTTCCATACCCAGAACCAGCAGTTGATTGCGTATGAAGAGGGACCGCTTGGCAATATCGAAAATACTTTTAAGTTCCGGGAGATTGCAGCGCGCGGCGTCAAGGAGGCTTACCCAGGCGGCGACTTTAGCCAGAATGTATTGAGTTCGATTAAAGATAACCCGGGCAGCATGATCAAGTTTCAAGAGTTCACGATGCGGGTCAATGGTGATTATTTCTCTATCGTGCTCGAGAAAGACTCGGAACAGGTTGTCTGGTCTGAATTTCAAGGTCGGCATAATCCGGTCGTGACTTTCCGCTATGCGGTTATGGCTGATGAGATTCGTGGTCGGGGCCCGGCTATTTCACAGCTACCGAATGCCCGTACACTGAACAAGATTCAGGAGTTTGCTCTGCAGAAAGCTGCTCTGGATCTGTCTGGCATGTATACGGCGGTCGATGATGGTGTGATGAATCCGCATACCATGCAGATAGCCCCAGGCATTGTTATTCCTGTTTCCTCGAATGCTGCAACAAGTCCGAGTTTATTGCGATTAGACACTGGTTCTGACCTGAATCTGACACTTTTCGTGGTAGAACGGATACAAAGTGCCATAAAAAGGGGATTATTTAACGATTTACGAGATCCTACCGACCCGGTTCTGACATTGGGCGAGGTACTTTTAGAGGCTCAGAAGATCCAACAGCGTACAGGTTCGGCATTTTCCCGGCTATTTGCTGAGGGACTGGTGCCGATGTTGAACCGAGTACTCGAGATAATGATCAGGCGCGGGCGTATTCCATCGATTCCGGCTATTAACGGTCGTGAAATTGGCGTAAAGTTCACTTCACCACTCGCCCGGGCTCAGGATCTATCAGAATTGGAATCTTTACAGCTTGCCATTAACACCACTGCAGCAATAGCTGGTCCTGAAATGGTGCAGATAGGATTCAAGACAGAAGAAATACCAGAGTTTGTCGCCAAGAAGACCGGAATGGATCCCGCCCTGGTACGATCGGAAGGCGAACGAACATCACTCATTGAAAAAGCAACAGAGGCCGCGCAAGCGATAACCCAAGATGCAGGAACAGAACAACCAGCCTGATAATCCAGATAACTGGTTAGAAGTCACAAAGACAGATCCCCGAAAACTCAAAGAACTTGAAGTTACCTATGCCAAGGTATTCAAACCTGGCAGTGATGGCTTTGTCGTGCTCGGTGATTTAATGGCGCGATTCTTGTTCATCTCCCCTGATTCAACAGCGAACCATGATTTCTTTGCTGGTGAAGGTGCGGTACTGAAATACATTCAATCCATGATCAACAGAGGTAAATATGACTGAGCTCATGAAAGATTTTTTCAATAATAATCAAATAATCTCACCCAGAAAAGGCGACGGTCCGTTGATAACCACAAGTGAAATGATTGAAGGTGACGGACCTTATGTTGTCTGCAGAATGGATGGCTACACAATTTTACCAACTGAGCAATATGAAAAAATATTGAAGGAAACTGAAAATGAATGAGCCCGCCAAAGATTGGGAAGAACTGAATCAACAAAATACTGGTAAAGAAGTGGTAAAAACCGATGAAAATGCTGGTAAAAAAGAGAAATTCACCGGTTACACGCTGGATAACCTGAATGAAGTCATGCGGAAACGTGGCTTTGCCGGGTTGAAGGATATCGGCAAAACTCTCGAGGTGACGTCCAGTGGTTCGAAAAAACTGATTGATAAGATCCTGAATGAACAGGATAAGCGTAGATCTCAGCGATCAGGCCCTGCCCCAGACTTCGAATGCCTGAACATTAGCGCCCTGTATCATCGCCCGGTAAATCTGGAAGAGGGGGTATTAGCCGACGAAGCGCGGCCACGATTCCCGCCCCTGGTTGATGAACAGGAAGGCGAAATGATTATCGAGGCATTGAAGAAATTCGGTCACAGATGGGGATTCACTTTTGAGTTTGTGCTGAAATTCCAGGCTTTTCGATGCCTTAAAGATGGGGTGCATGTGGATTGGATACAGATTAACGAGCTTTGCAAGATGTACACCTTACCAATTAACCCGACTGTATTAGTTTTATCAAAACGGCTTTATACGGCGCCGTCCGTTAGAGCATGGAGGGCAGAATAATGTCAGATGCAGACTTAGCACCACCAAGCGATCCACCAGCAGATCCGCCACCAGCGGATCCACCAGCAGAACCTACCAGTTTACTGCAACCATCAATTGATCCAGCAGATCCGCCACAGCTTAAAGATGGAGAATGGATGGTAACCCCGACCCTTAAAGGTGTCGGAGATAAGCCGGAATTCATGCTTGATAAGTTCAAGAGCCTGGATAAACAAGCCGAGGCTTATGGCGAGCTCGAGAAGAAATTTGGAGCCTTTACCGGTGCACCCGATGAATACACGCTGAATATGCCAGAAGACATTGAAGGCGAATTCGATACTGATGATCCGTTATTGAAAGCTGGGATTGAGTTCGCTAAAGAGTCAAACATGTCT